TCGTGGTTGGCCGATTATTTTCTGAATGTCCAAGAGATTATCAACGCCGGTGTTACCGATACGTCGAACGTCGATTGGATTATTCGGAATTCTCGATCAATTACGCTCAAGAAGGACTACACGTTCTTAACCCTCCGAGAAGGTATGCGCCAATCTTGGCGAACTGCCCCTTCAGGTCCGTGTGGTTCGACAACTATGTCGACCATACTCTCCCGTACGTTGCCAGGCTCACTAGGCTTGCCTATACCCGTCTTGTCGTATCCGACAAGCGTGCCTAAGCTCGCTAACATGACCGCGGCATTGTTTGCACGTCGGGTCAAATCGAGTGCGTTATGGATTACATAACAGCTCTCGACGATCCTTTCTTTCCCTTTCAATCATTGGAGCCCATTATGGCTTTTGTCCCTTCCAGCCCCGTTACCGGAGCAACCCAATCGACCTTGACCACGCCGACGTACACGTTGGCAGCGGATACTGCACCTTCCCCTCAGGGAAAGCAGTACGCGGTCACTGCGCTTGGAGGCACGCAGACTGGCGTTAGCGCCCATTCTGTGTCATCGCCCTTCACGGGTACGATGTTTCGCCCTGCAGTCCTGAAGACGCTTCAGCCGGTTAACCCGGCGAACGGCGCTTTGCGCAGCGTTCCTATGAACGACTATGTCGTTCTGACACGGAAGGGCGTACTCCCGCTAGCTGGTCAGTCGCCGAAGATTCTGCCGATCAAGACTACTGTCTCGATCCCAGCAGGCTCCGACATCGCTGACCCGGTTAGCATCGCAGCTGCCATTTCGTTTCACATCGGCTTGCTTACCCAGCTTGCCGAAGAGATCCGAAAGACTACCCTCACGGGTACCATCTGATCCGAAGAACAATTACTTGGATGGTGATCTTCAAGATCATTATCCTCGCCTTGTCCTTCATCGCTGATCTTTTGGACGTTTCACGTCCCATTTTCAGCTGATCAGTTCTGCGACTCGAGTACGTTCTGACATGAGGAACCAAATGCGTGATTACGATTCCGTTCTGAATGCACTTCAGCTCGACCTTAAGTTTGTCCCTCCCGGTGATATATGTTCGGACTGGTCTCTTCGCGAGATCAGAGGACATATGCTCAGAAAGAGCTTCTTCAAGAAGCTTTCTCCGAAACGAAAGCCAAACGCCAATCAAATTGCTAGCGCGATTGAAAAGTTCAAGCGCGTGAACAGTGGATTGACCGAGGACTTCGAGTTCGTACCTGAGTCTACTTGGGAGGCCGATTTCTATGACTACTTCGTAGATCATGTGAATCAGGCGTTACAAACCTCTAGTGTCGACAGTATTGAGCTATCTCACCTTAGAGACGGTATGATACCTGGACCCGGAAGCAGCCAAAAAGCTGACTCACGGACCCTTCATACAAAACTTTTTAAGTCTTGTATCTCATACGTCAATAAGGATCTGATAGATCTTTACCGTGCCGCTTTATCTGATTCCGGCTCTTGGACGGCTGCAGAGATGCAACGTAACCAAGAGTTTGGTTTCAAAGCGGTAGCAGGGGGAAAGCTGTTCTTCGTCCTTAAAAATGTAGACGAAGCAAGAACTTGCTGTACTGAGG